ATTTAATACTATATTAACTTTTCAAAATAATAGTTGTGCCCTTTGTGGAGAAAATAAACCGAGAGGTCAAGGAACGTGGCATGTGGATCATGATCACAATTGTTGTAAGGGAAATAAATCTTGTGGAAAATGTATAAGAGGTTTATTGTGTACCAATTGTAATTCAATATTAGGGTTCTCAAAAGACAATTGCATAATATTAAAAAAAGCAATCCAATATTTAAAAAGGAAACCAATTAATGTCAAAAGCATTGCAGGAACTGTCAGAAGTGCTACCGCAAACTAAAAAAGAAACAAAAGAAAAATCTAAAATTGACTCTAAAGAAGATAAATTTACAGCACTAAAAGAAGTTGAACGCTCAATTAACAAACAGTTTAATACCACAAATTCATTAGTACGTTTGGGGGATCGTATTGTTGAGCCTGTGCCATCCATAACTACAGGATTGCCAACATTAGATTATATTTTAGGAACAGGATTACCAATTGGTCGTATATGTGAAGTATATGGAGCAGAGTCTGGAGGGAAAACTACCTTAGCTTTGTGGCTAATTAGTGAGTATCAAAAACAAGGACATTTATGTGCTTTTGTAGATGCTGAACACAGTTTTGACATTTCATGGGCATCTAAATTAGGCGTCAATACAACCGATCTTTTTGTAAACCAGCCGGATAGTGGTGAAGAGGCATTAACCGTAGTTGAAGAGATTGTAAAAACTGGAGCAGTTGAACTAATAGTTGTTGATAGTGTCAGTGCATTAGTACCACAAGCCGAGTTAGACGGTGATATGGGATCATCATTTATGGGACTTCAAGCTAGACTTATGTCACAATCTATGCGTAAGCTTAGAGGAATTGCTAATGAAAACAACTGTACCTTGGTATTCTTAAATCAAATCAGGGAGAAAATTGGGATAGTATATGGAAATCCTGAGGTAACAAGTGGTGGACGTGCGTTGCGGTTTTATGCGAGCATTAGGCTAGATTTACGTCGTAAAGAGGCAATAAAAGATGGAGACACTATTATCGGCCATACCATTAAAATCAAATGTACAAAAAACAAAGTATCTACACCTTTTCGTGAAACAACGGTTGATTTGTTTTATGAAACAGGGATAGATCAAACGGGAAACATCTTAGACCACGCTATAGATAGTGGTGTAATCGCTCAGAAAGGGGCCTATTTTGATTTTGAAGGAGAGCGGGTAGCTCACGGCAAGGAAGCCCTTAGATCGTGGCTAGAATCGAATCCTACAGCCTTTAAAAAAATAATTGGATTTGGGCTTGACAAGCCTCAGACAGCGTGATATGGTTGATTTATGAACGACTTACTCGGTCATGTACTTACGAATGGGTTTCCATTAGACAAATCGAGCATTATTCATTTGTTCGTAGGGGGTTCTACGCTTCATGGTGCCAAAGTGGAGGGGTATGATGATTTGGACATTTATGGATGCTATGTAGAACCTCCTGACCGTATATTAGGTATCAAAACTATGGAGCATTTTGTATGGTCTAGTGGTTCTCAAGCGGAGAAGAACACTGCCAATGATGTGGATATTACGATGTACAGTTTGCATCGTTGGGCCGAATTGATGATGAAGGGCAATCCTGCTATTCTTCATTATTTATATTCCCCTGTTTATCATTTAAACACTGTTTGGGAGAACCATATTGTACCATTACGTGAGCAATTATTGACCAAGAAAGCAGCCAAACAGTATTTAGGATTTGCTAATAGTCAGCGTATGAGGCTTACAGGTGAACGTGGAATGGGAAGACATGGGCAACGTCCCGACCTAATTGAAAAATACGGGTATGATGTTAAGTTTGCCATGCACTACATTCGACTGTTATTAGAATGTAAAGAGTTGTTGACCGATAAGTTTCTAACGTTACCTTCAAAGAAAAAAAATTTCTTAATTGAAATTAGAATAGGAAAGTTTTTCCAAGATGAAATATTTTCAATTGGAAAAGAATTAATGGCTGACTGTGAACTTCTATTAGAAAAAAGTGATCTACCTGAGAATGTAGATGTACATTTATTATCAAATGCAGTAGCTAATGCTTATCGAGAGCATTGGGAAATGGAACAATCAATAGGAGCTATATGATAAAAACACACAATGTTGTTCTTAGTTGTGAACCCGGACATTTTATTGCCTCGATGGATGTACAAGGTAAGACATTTGAAGGATTTGGTGATACTATGTCCGATTCACTTTATGAATTGGCCGAAGAAATCAGTATTGAGGAGCTTAGAGGAGACTTTTATACACTATGAGCCAATTTCAATATATCAGCAAATGTTGTAATATAAAGGCAATAAAACCGCCTTGTGTAGCATCTAAAGATGCAGATAGTAGTCTCGGCAGTTGGATTTGTACTAAATGTGGCAAACCATGTTCTGTATCTCGTAAGAATGTTAAGGAGGAACATGCAAGCAACACTTGATGTTGAAGAATTGATTTTTATTGGTGCGTGTGCAATTTATGGAGGAATGGTTGGTGCTGGCAAAGAGGGTGCATGTGCTAGAGAAAAAGCTATTAAAGAGTCTAAAAAAATATGGAACGATTCTGACATCCCGTCCCCTGTGGGATCAGCGCGACATGATTTTTACGCTGCAGCAACGCCCCCGAGACGTTAACGTGGGCCGCGTGCTTCGCATCGTAGTCAGCCTTCATCTGGGCGTCGTCGCTCCCGGTGATGTTTTAGAGCAGGAAAATAAATGAGCCTATTTGATCAGTTAAAGGTACAAATAGAAAATAACGTGCCACTACCAAACGTATCGAATACGCCTAAGCGTCGTGGTAGGCCACCGGGAGCGAAGAATAAACAGAAATTTTCAACATTACGTGAACAAGAGATAGTAAAGATTAGTGCTGAACTGACAGAACCTAAAGATTTAAAGTGTTATCGAACGGGTAAACGTGGTCGGCCAAAAAAGGAAAAAGAACCTGAATATACTATTATAGGTACACTTAATGAATCTGCTGTAGAATGGGAAGCACCACCTATAGACCCTTTGGAAGAGGAAAAGGATAAAATTAGGCGCAGTAGGAATCAGGATTGGAAACGTTTTTGTGCTAGAGGATATTGTGGTCATACAGCTACTGCCCATAGTACAGATGGTAAAGGTAAGTGTCACATTGAAAATTGTAAATGTGGAGAATTTTTATGAAACATTATAACGATATGAAGGAAATAAAAGTGAAGAAACTAGCAGATAAGTGGGAAGCTACGCATCTTCCCACTCGTCTAACCTATAGGCACTCGGAAAAATTCCAAGCGATTTTTGAGTTAGGAAAGTTGGTTGCCAAACAGATGGAGATCAAATTTGAAAATTTAATTAGAGGGAAAAAATGCGCGTGATGCTTATCTTAGTGATGGTTCTTAGTTTAACAAGGTGCGCTCCTAAAAAGGAATTTGTAGTAATACAGGTTCCAGCAGCACCTACAATTAATAGACCGTATAATCGTGATACTGATTGTAATCCTGATAATGATTCAGAGTTTGAACACGTAGATAAACCGTGTAACAATAGAGTGTTAAGTGTGACATAATGAAACAACTGTTAAGGGGAATTTTCCACTATCTTCTATTAGTCGCAGCTTTAGCAATTTTGTTTTACGTTTGTAGATAAGGAGGGTATAAATATTAGTAGAGTCAGACCAATGACCGTTGATAATTTATGTAGCCCCACTTTGGAACATTAAGGTGGGGCTATTGTTCTCCATAGAACCTCATAGTAACTTCCGGCAACAATCCTTTTCTAAATGCCATAACTACTCTCCACTCTTGAATACTTAATCCATTTTTATCATGATTACAATTGAGACAGGCAGTAACTAAGTTAGAGTCTTTATTGCTTCCGCCTTTTGATAATGGAACAACATGATCGGTAGTTGTATTAGACTTCCCTAAAATTGTACCACAATAATAGCATCTTACCTTATTGGACAACTTCCCTTTAGGCATTCATTAGTCTCCAATTCGCCTTCTTGAATTTCTTCTTCCTGCAATGGTTTAACCTTAGCTGATAGTTTCTCGTATTGCTCTTTAGTAATGGCTTCTTTAGGAGCTTGAGCAAACCCATGTTCACTATGAAGTAAAAATGAGATAGTTTTGATGTTACATAAATTCTTAGAGAGCCACTCTTTAACCTGTGAAATATCCTCTTTATTATAGTAAACTGTAGTGCTCACTGATTGGTCGGCCCAATGCTTCTGTGCCATCAAAACGGTGTCTAATTGCTGCCATGTAGAGAAATCCTCGTCAGCTACAGGATAACCCTCAGGAGCAGCCATATAGAAGTCTACAACCAATGTATTGCGATCTGTAGACCCATCAAATTTCATAACTGGCTCGATATGATGACCAGCTTCTTTTAGTTTTGGCACCAGAAGATCATTAGATGCGAAGCGTACACGTTGAATCATATAGCGAGAATATGTAGCATGAACGCCATCATATCCTGCACAGTCGGCCAATTTAGACCACGTACCTGACGGTTTAACAACAGTAGTGCGAATACTCGGAGGAATTCCAAGTTCCTTTGCATAGGCTATATTCTCTTCTTGAATCTCACCATAGACTCTATCTAATATCTCAGAAGTAAACAACGGAGATGATAAGCATCCTGTAATACCAATACCTATTCTACGATTCTTTCTAATTACGTCATTACATTTGTCATGGTGATAGTCAGCCATTGTCACTCGTTGAGCGTATCGGCACATTAATCGAGAAGATTCAATAAACTCTTCTTCATTTTTTAGATTCGATAAAACCTCTTCAGTTAAGTTACAAGGTTCTCCACTTTCTAATGTCGCCTCTGCACATGGATTAGTTCCAATCGCAGTGTCTTTTTTTAACTCTCCCATCCGTCCATATTTCTGGATATTTTTACGATTGACAATACCTAATGGTTCACCAAACTCATAAGTTTTCCAGAATAATGGGTGCAAATCATCCACATCATCGCAAACAACAGAATAGTTAGCATTGGCCCTATGAGCCGGAATAGCCCCCAAATCCCATCTTTTAATTTTAAGAAAGTCTTTATCATAACAATCACCTAAAATAATAGTAGCTGAACGTCGAATATTACAGGAGATAATCAATTCAGCAATAGTTGTTAGAATGTCAGCAGCGTCAACAGGGTTTAAAGATTTTCCTTCTCGTGCGTTTAATATACTACTTAACGTGTCTACAAAACCCACAATAGATACAGGGCCACTGCTTGTACCACCAAATCCTTTAATCGGCTCTCCCTTGCCTCTAATACAAATTGTCGAATAAGAGAATGATTTACCAGTTTCAAAGTAAGCCTCTAAAATCAACTCTAATAATTTAACCCATCCCTCTCGACTGTCAGGGATGATAAAATCAGCATCTTTAGTTGGCTTGTGAGTAATTACTACACTCTTTTTAACTTTAGGAAGTTTACTAGAAAAACGATTTTCTACACTTAATCCAACTCCACCACCAAGCATCAACAAATCCATGGCTATTAGATAGTTTTCTAATTTATCTGCTGTAAAGAACCAACAATTAGTTAATGCTCTACCACCTATTCGATCTGCTTGTGGAGCACCAGAAAACCATAAACCTCTACCAGCGGGGCCAGCCTTACGTTCCTTTAGATACTTTAATAACCTTTTCACTTCTTTTTCATCTACATTATGTCCTTTTACATTTCCGGCAATGACCCTCTCACATGTATCATTCCAATTTTCTAATTGTCCATTTTCTTGTTGTCTACTGTAAGTGCGACGGTATATAATACGGGCTAGATTACTCCAGTCTTTCAATTTAATCTCCTAGTTTCTTTTAATATCCTTTATTTTTTAAACCTCGTCTAGCTGGTCTATATTTTAATTTGAACCACTTAGACCATCTACCAATCATCCACTCAGTCCAACGGCTATGTCGAGCATATTCTTTCTTGCGTTTCATGTTTAATTCCGCTTAGAATAACTACAAAGCATCCCCAATAGAATGAGAATAATGTACAGTAGGATAAGCGACCACATGGTACTCGACATAATCAACTCCTGTCATGTTAATCCTCCTAGCTGCTTCATATGATAAATCTAATGCGCGACCTTTAATCCATGGGCCACGATCTATGATACAGACAACAATAGACCGCTTAGTTCTTAAATTAGTAACTCTAATATAAGAACCGAGCGGTAATGTGCGATGAGCAGCAGTAAGACCATACATATTGTATCGTTTACCACTAGCTGTTAATTTTCCATGAAATTGTTTCCCATACCAACTAGCTTTTCCTATGTGCCGATAAATCGTAAGAACTTGGGGATGGACGATAGAAGCTTTGAGCATTGGTTTTGGGTGCAGGAGTAGCAGGAGAAACATCATTATATTTATCCACTGTCTCATCTTCCCCTGATTCCTTTCGTGCTTTATAATCTCGTGCTCTTAGATGTTCATGCAAATAACCCATTGTATTAAACAGTACTCCACACAAAGCATCTTCAAAATAATGACTATCCGTATAGGTTGACCGATGCCCCTTCCATACATCCATAAAATGACGATAAAGAGACTTCATATAAACTGAAAATTCCATCCCTTTTTGCCAATTATCTGAGTCTCTAATGCTACCATCTTTTTGCTTACGATGACCATGCATGTACTCTGCATAACGTTGTAACACTAGTGGAGACAAAAATCCTTCATAATCATATTTGTTCGTATCAATGTCTCTAGTAGCCCCTGTCTCGAATTGACGTACAATTCCACCTTTAGTTCCTGTCTGTTCTAATGCCAAGTTTTCCTCCTATCCAATCTGCAAAACGATTCCAAAAATAATAACGTTCTACTGACACAGCACTCACAGTTTTCTTTAATAGTTTATAATAACGTTCATTATAAAGAAACACGTCACCAATTTGATAGCGTGAGGCTGTGTCAGCTAGATTGTAATCATTCCAAACATTATGAGACATCATAAACCCATGATATCATAGTTTCGATTCAATGTCAACTACGGCTGAATGGTGACAGTATAAGGTGGTACACCACCAGAGATAGGAATCTGTTGGGAATATGGTTTTCCAACAATACCAAAAGGTAATGTGGTCGGTGGGCCAATCACTACTGCTCCATAAACAGAAATAGTAATCGGGGTTATATCTGAGCATTGTATTGGACTCTCTGAATCACATGCTTGGATATTAGCAACATAGGTTCCTAATGCAGTTGGAGTTCCTGTAATTAAACCAGTTGAACTCATAGTAGTTCCGGGAGGAAGTCCGGGTATTGTAGGTTTACTTGGGGCTTGGGCAAAAATGCTTAATGAAAAAAGCATTATAAATAGTGTAAGTAAAGTTGATTTCATGAGTCTCCTTAGTGTAAAATAATCCCTGTACCATAGATACCGGGGCCAAATAGATTGTTAAAAATACCTATTCTAATTTCCATTTCAAGCGGAATAGAAGAAGATTGTGGAGGTATTTCAGTATCTGTCATTTGAATTGTCGAAAATGAGTTACCAATTATTACAGGTATACCAGAGATAATTCCAGTGTTAACGTTTAACCCTAAATTTTCAGGTAATGCTCCTAAAATAACTTCCCATATATTATCACCATTCCCCCCTTGATATTGTAATTGACAATTATAGGGAAGTCCTACAAATCCGGTTGGGCAAACATTAGTAGTGATTATTAACTTAGGATATTGAATTAAAATTGTAATAATCTGTAAAGCAGTATTATTTACTGTATCAGTAACCTTTACCTGTATAGTACATGATTTTGGAATTGTTGGAGTTCCACCAAATGCACCAGTTGTTTGATTAATGGAGGTTAAACCAGAAGCACAAGTTACAAATCCACCATTATACGATGTAACACTCCATAAATATGGAGGGCTTCCACCTGTAGCCATCATTTGACATTTATATAGTGAATTTTGATTACCAATTGGACATGTTGTGGTTGTAATAATAATACCACCTGACCCATTTATTGTAATGCTATTATTCTCCAATGCAGTTTGTGGTGGAATTTCATTATCCATTACTTTAATTTGGAATGGGAATGTACCAGAAGCATTTGGAGTTCCTGTAATAGCACCTGTCATTGAGTCCATATGTAACCCACTAGGTAACGTTCCAGAATTAACAGACCAAGCATTGTTTCCATTTCCACCTTGATATGTTTGATTACAACCTACATATAGAACATTAATAGTTCCAGATTGACATGGCGGAGTTGTAATAGATAACACTGGATAGTAAATAGTTGGCGTATAAGTTGGTGATAAAACTGTTTGGGGTGTCGGTGATGTTGAATCAGTCACCTTAACAACAAAAGTACACACTCCCGGTATTGTTGGAGTTCCAGTAATTGCTCCTGTAGATGAATTAATGTTCAATCCAGCACATAAACTACCGCTGTTAATGGTGAATGTAAAAGGTGTTTGACCGCCAGAAGCTGATGGGAAGCATCCAGTATATATTGAATTTTGATAACCATTGGGGCAACTTGAAGGGCCATTATAAACTAATGTTCCTCCACCACCCCCGTTGCGTATTAAAATGGCTGACCCTGCGCCTACAATAGTTATACTGCTAATAGAAGTACCTAATGTGCCATCTGGTAATAATTGACGGTATGAACAATTAGGAGTACAGGCATCTTCAAAGTTAGAAAGAGCAATTGGTTTACTTGGGGTGATTAGTTCTTCTGGTGCTGTTGGTAATGTTCCACCTGTTCTAAATGAACGTAATAGCACTACTGCATGTTGACCAGACGATGTAACATAATCACGTCGCATTAAAGGGGAACAATCCATATTAATTGTACCATGTGGACTATTATATTTACCTAGTACACAGGGTAATCCAGACCACATTTGCGCGGAGTCACGAAATGCTGTACTTCCAGAACCACCGTAGAATAAATCGGGATCACCATGATTGCAAGATGTAGTTGGTTGAGTAAACGTTGAATGATTTACATTATAAATACAGTTTCCATTGGGAGGTTGCCAACCATTAACCGTATCAGGTATACCAATATCAAAACGAAATGCTGGCGATAAACTAGCATAAAGGATCATATTGTTCCACGCTGGCACTTGCGCTAGTGGGGTTAAAGCAGCGTGATAATATTTAACAATTTGAACCTTTTCATTACCTATGTAATTATTAGCAACTGCAACATAGCTAGTACCATTTTGAGTCACATTACTGTTTGGTGTTACAGTATATGGAGCAGTTGTGGTTACTTGGAAAATATCACCAGTTTCACAAGTAGATGTTGGACAAATACGAACAAATATGTCACCTGCATACACGTTATCCGTTCCACAACCCGGAGAAACGCATGTTCCTAATCCTCCCAAGTTATTAAGCATAGCAACTAAAGGTGTCGTCATAGTTACAGAAAAAGTAAATGGCGTAGCATGTAATCCGCTTGTAATTGGGACAGTAAGAAAAGCACCAGAGTCAACGGCATAATAACCTTGATCACCAGCAGTATATGACGACTCACTGGTAATGGTATAAGTTAAATCAGTGTCACTGTTTCCAAATATGTATTGACCAGCCAATGCCGCCATTGAACCTTGTATTGCCCTGTTCCAAACAGTGGGTAAACAAGGAACGGTTTGACTAATAATATCACAGAAACCAAATTGGAATTGATGATCAGATACTCCATTTGCTACTTGAAAACCAGAAGCAACAGTATATTGATTTTCAGCGGTTTGTGGGTATGAATTAAAATAGCCTTGTGAAGTCGCAGCGCCACTTGCCTCTATCCCTGCTAAATCAAATACTGATCCTACTCTAGCCATTGTACCACTTGTAGAAAATGGATTGGTATTAAGTTCTGTCGAAGTAGGGTGACCTATTTGCACATTACCAACCACAAAAAACGGACTATATGTAGTATGAAGATTAGTACTAGTTTCAGCAAAAGCAGTGGCCCAATACGATTCAAAATTAGAAGTAGCTAACGTGTCTACACAACTAGGAGAACAGGCTAAATCAGTTTGATTACCAGCGTTCCATGCTGCCCCATAACCGTAATTAGTCGTTGCTGCATTGTCAAACATCGTTCCATTTGCAGCGATTCCAGTGACAACTTTATTAGCTGTCCATAATGCAGGAAGAACTTTTCCAGCTAAAGTTTTACCATCATTATCTAAAGTGGATGGGTTAAGCCATGTTTCGTTCCCATATCCACCATATAAGCCAGTCCGTGCTTGATAAATAAAACGAGCACTAGAAGCAACAGGGGGGTTAGGATTATATTCATAAGTTCCTGCAACGGTACATGGTGAACCACTACATGCTGTAGAAGCAGACCAAGCAGCTTGTGACCAGCCACGTAATAAACAACTAGTGCCTGTTTGCTGTTGCACTAATGTACCGCACTGTGCGGTACTACTGTATGCTGATAAAAGATTGTCACCGCGAAGGTTAAAAATAGTAGGCTGAGTAGTGGCACCAATTGGGATAATTCTTATCCAAAACTTTGCCCTTGTACCATGAACAGTATCCGATGCCCAATCAGTAGGCGGATAGAAGCTAATTTGTGCAACATTTAAACCAGATGTTAGGCCAACAGTACCGTCGTTCCAATGTAGTGCTGTAGTTAAGTCTCCCCATACACCAGCACCTTTACTATATTGGTAGGTTACAGAACCACCGTGTTGCGGAACTGCTAGACGCACATTAACATGGTCAAAAGGCTCCATTAACCCAATATAAAAAGTATCTCCTGCCGGAATAAATTGGGCCTTTGCTATATAACCTGTCTCATTACTGCCTGTACAATTGGCAGAGCAGGTTAAAGCAAACGTCATAATTGTACCTGTAGAGCTAATTACAGTAGCTGTTTTTCCGTTTAAAAAGGTTGCACTAGTAAAACCAGTGAGTGTAATGACGCTTCCAGCACCAATGTTAATAAAATTCTCTGAGGCAATTCCTGTTAAAGTAAATGTTCCACTGTTGTAGCCAACAGAAGTAATAGCTGCACCATAAGCATAGCCTGTAATATCTGAAACAAAAGTAGACCCATTATAAAGTAAAACACCATTTTGTGCTTCATCAGGGTGATAATAGGAGAACCCTTCTGTTAATCCGTGAATTTGATCAAACCAATCAAATTGATTCATTCCGATTAATGAAGATGCATGTAATCCACCAACATCTATATCATAATGTAAGATAGCATTTTCATATTTTGATGCGCCTACCGCATCTCTAATGTAATACATTGCACTCTGATAAGGCACACTACTAGAGTATAAAATGCACCAGCTACTAGGATATGATGTCGTACAGTCAAAACCAGAAGTTGCTTGGTTAATAACATACACGCTGGTTTTTAACCACTGTGAAAGACACTGATTGCCAGTTCTAACTACCCCATCATAGCAAGTATAAGAACCACTGCCAAGCCCTAACGCATAATCATTTAAATTAACTTTAAGGTCAGGGTTTTGAGTTTGTTGCGTCCAACCAAAACTAAGTAATAGTAAAAGTAGTACACATAGGTGTTTTATCTTCATCTAAACTTCTCCAAGTGATTCCTGCCTCTTTAAACATTGTCTGTGAAACTTCAATGGATTGTAACCAGCGTTTAACTCGTTCATCATTAAGATCAGGGTTATATCCTACAACTTCCTTTATGCCAGCTTGAATAGCATTCTTAGCACAATTATTGCAAATCGGGGGTAAGGAAAATGCAGGATAAACATATAAAGTAGAACCTTTGGCTAAGTGTCCAGCTTTTCGTATTGCATTTACTTCTGCATGAACTACCATTTGATACTTTAGTTCTCTATTGGCATAGCGTTCAGGCGTATCGAATACGCCTTTAGGAAAACCATTATATCCTATAAACTCTTGTTGATAATCCCAATTGACTACAATGGCTCCGACCTTAGTTGAAGGATCATGTGACCACATAGAAACATGTTTTGCCAATTCAAGATACTTTCTATCCCAACGTTCACTTACCATATGCCAACCACTGGTTTGAACTTTATAGTTTGATGAGGACATAAATTATAAAGCTCTTTTGCCGCATTACAATTGTGGCATAGAAGTTGAATAGAGTTTGGATAATTATTTTTAATTATCCATGGCACAATGGCTGTCCCACTTGTACAATTTCCACCACTAATTTTTTTTCTATGCTCCGTTCCGCCACCATTAATGTGGTCAAATACTAAAAATTCAAAATAACTCTCTCCACAACAAATACATTTGCCTCCATAATGCTCTATCACGTGTTGTCGTTTTATTTTTCTTCGTTCATTTGTTCTATTATTATAACAATTTGAACAAAGATAACAACCATATTTTACGTGTGACAAAGTGTTATCTATTGTAACATCACAATTTTTACAAAAGTGTTTCCTTAATTCTCTTTCTTTATCCCACTCAATGTGATGTTTTTTCCATTCTCGCAAATAGCAGGGGTCACACAATCCCCGACCAGCAGACAATCTATCGGGATGGCAGATTGCATATTCTTTATTTTCCATAAATAACACCATTCCAACTAAATTTCCCCCCTGTAATTATAATTTGATATAAACAGAAATTGCCGTTAGGCATAACCTCTACTATATTGAACCCTGTATTCCAAGACACAGGTTTGTTTCTCAAATAAGAGGGGTTTATATTACAAAGACTAGGACTGATAAATCCCATATGCTTTTTAATGTGCTCAACGGGAGAGATTTTAGTATAACTTTGGGCGGCATGGGAATGTCCGCATAAAATTGAATTTTCATACAATTCCACTGCTTTCTTTGCAGGATATTGCCCACCATTACCATATTCTGATAATATCTCGCCATGGCTCACAATTAAATGTCCCAATTTAGAACAATGTCCTAATGGTATAACCTTCCAATTTCTTTCTTTTAATCGTAGCCATTTTACATGGTCAACTGTGCCTTGTAGTTCCGGTTGCTGTTCAATTAAATCCTGTTCAAACCTTTCGTGATTACCAATAATATAAACACGATTGGTTTTTACTACAGACTCTAATGGAGTCAATATATCTCTATCAAATCCCTCTATATCCTGCATGTACGAACCGGGAAGTTTATATAATGCTTTTCCTTTAGTATGTTGAGATATAGAATTCATATCCAACTGGTCACCACCTAATGTAATTCCATCCATCTTGTTGTGACTTAGAAAGTCCATTACAGCCCCAAAAGCTGCTTTGTGGTATTTTGGGTAATGAATGTCAAACAATACAGCATAGCGTTTACTCTTAACTTCCTCCATTTTCCTCCTATTTCATCAATGCCGTCATCAAGGCTCTAAAGTCACTACGTATTTCTTTCAATTCATCTACAATAGCTTTAGTCTGTTCCTTCATTCCATTTTCCATATCCATAATTCCTTGATGAATATGCTGTAAATCATTGGTTTTAATCTCTTTTACCCACGCTATTCCCTTGTAAATTGTCCAAAGAATGCCTCCCATCATTCCCCAAAACTTAAATTCAGGATAAAAAGTAACCCAAATATCATGTAACGGGATATTAGAAGCCTGTAACATAAGCAATGTAAAAACATTATGTAGCCACATTATTTACCTCCCACTAATGGAGACAAATTAGCATCTATAGAGGTATTAGTTTTAGTGGTTACTACACCTTTATCGGTAATAGTCTCAGTTTGTACAACCGATTTCTTCTCAGGTAAATTAGCAGCAATACCATTCAAGAATTTATAAATAACTTCATAGAATGTCCATGGTGCTCCCGGTTTAGGTAAAGAAGCTACGAATGTTGCTGCTATAAAGGCACTTCCTAAAGGATGTAAGTTAATAAAATTGTATACAGCCATAATGAAGGAATTCATATATTCTCCTTTGAATCCCTCCAGATTCAATGTTAGTTAACGAAATACTGCAAAACTGTTCATATCTACTATTCTAGGATGTTCCTCAGGATTAGCTAGGATTTTGTTTATAAAAAAATCAGTTTCTATGTGCCGCAAATCGGCCCAATATAAACCACCTTTTGCTGTGTCTAATGTACCATCAAAAATCCCCTCTACAGAATGAAGCAGCTTGAGAAACGTAGGCTCCCAAACAAGCGGGGTTCCTGTAGGCACTTCATTTTCAGCAGTATACATTGGGATTCTATCTATTACTTCTAATAGTGTCCCCCAACCTCTTTTTACACGGTTCATAATGCAGGACATAATAATCTCTGCTAAAAGATGTCCACCTTGCCCGTACATTAGAGAATATTTATATGCTATTAGAACCAATTGGCTCTTTTGGAAATCATCTACGCGGAGCATGATTTTCTCCTTTTCCCTCCTAATTGCACATTTTACAGTAACTATTATGACAAAATACGTGCAATCCTTTTCTTACACGGTATTCTTTAGTATATAGAAAAAACCATTTGTTGTCAAGTATGCCACTATCGTGTTGATTCTCTTGAAGTTCTGGATATTGATAAGGTTTCATACTCTTATATTACCACAACAGGTTGTAGCTGGTCAAGCCTATTGCCCCAATCCAGAGGCTCCAGCGTATACAGTACGTTTCGCCTGATTGCTTGGGGGTTGGTTCGCACCAGTAACTGCTTGTCCTATAGCGCCTTTGATAGCAGTGCCGACCGTTCCTCCAGCAGCATTACCTGATTGTAATCCTTTTCCTAACATTCCCCAAGTTTTCCACATTTTAGGATGATCAGCAATATAATCAATTAAGGTACGCACTCCACCATATTTAGTGATTGCGGCTGTTCCAAGTGCTCCTGCTTCTCCCGCTAATAACATGGGGCCAATTACACCCAAATGGTATAACATTGGGCCACTAGCAACTAATGGGCCTATTACACCAGCACGACTAAGATATTGTAAAGTTCTAGCAGAGTTAGCATCTTGCATTAAAGCACCAATTGTTTGTTTAGGAACACCTTGATTGAATAATGCTTCCCTGCTTTCAGGCGGAATCTTTCCCCAATTTTCCAGCAATCGTGCAGGATTAGCCTCACCGTGTGGGCCTAATGAGTTATTTAATAAGCGACCAAAAACATTGTTGCTAAATTTATCCATCTCTTGGTCACCCAAAATAGTACGTAAGTTAGTTAATATAGGTGCTCGTTTGTTTGCAGGAGACATTGCCTCCTTCGCTGCATCCCCATATTTTCCTTGTCTTAGATTGTCTACAATGGGGTCATCATAAATTCCTATTTTTGATTTATAATCAGCTTTCAAAGCATTATACTCATTTGTAATTGTACCACCCTGCTTATCTGTCAATCTGCCAATAGTATCATCAATGCTTCCTAAAAATCGTTTTAATACACGAGCATTAACATCACCATAAGGATATTCAGAAGCAGCAGCACGAACTTGCTGTCTTAAGTCTATAAGATTGTCAACATTATAAGGGGACAACTTTTTAATAATAGCATCCTCAGGAACTGCTCCACGATAAGTTCCGTTGGTAAAATCTATCTTCTCAGGGTTCAATTTAGATAAATCTATGAGGTCATTTCCAGTTACAGGGTCTGTTGAAAAACGTTTTCCATCCCAATATTGGTATTTATTTGTAGTAACACTATCAATAGTTTGTCCCGGTAACCCACCTTCTTCTGTGGCACCTGTTCCTTTAGGAAGTTTAATTTTAATCTCTTTGCCTAAATCTACAGGTTCACTATAACCAGAAGATGCTTTTTCTAAAATATTGCGTGTTTGAGCGTCTAGTTTATCTCCACGCATATTTTTTACATCAGTAACCAACTCGTGTTCTTCTGGTATAGGCTTTTGAAGCAATTCAGTGGCGCGTTGAGAAATTGGTAATGTCTTATCAACAGGGTCTAATTCTTGTCCTGCTAATTGTGTTTTAAAACCTTTGATGGTATTCTCATAATTCGCATGAAGATTCTTTTCAGAAGTATCTATAGCGTCAGAAATAGATTGACGTACTACTGGCGTGGATGCGGCGTTCTGTGCAGCTTCCGTTAAATTTTCAGCACCTTGTACTCCCTTAGTAATTCCTTTTCCAAATGCACCAGCAGCTTCTCCAATCACACCTAATGGAGCAGCAATGGCAGCCATTTCTCCACCAGATTTAACAGCCTCTCCTGTATCTCCACCGCTGCGTACTAAGGTTTGAGCACCTTGTACAGTTCCAGCGCGTAATGCATTAGCACCAATACGTAAAGCAGCAATTGTCTTAGGAGAATTTTCAAGAATCTTCATCGTCTTAGCAGCTTGTAAAAGTTTTTCTGATTGTGATAACCCTTTTAAAGCCTCGTCACCTAGTACAAACTCAGTTAACGTTTCGCCGCCATACCCAATTTTTTCACCAGTATTTTGTGGTTGAAGCTCTGGTCGGTTTAGATCATTAACTTGCGGCATACCTAAGGCGCTTCTAATTAAATGCCCACCACCTTCAATGGTGCTTTCTAGACCTTTTGCTGCGCCAACCCCAAGGTCTTTAACTTGTCCAAATAATGCTTGAGCAGGACTTGGGCCTATACCAGTATCCATAGAAGCGGTCTTTAGTGTTCCAGTACCTACTTCTTGGGCATCATTAGGAATTTGTGATGGAGAAGCAGATTGTCCGCCCACTGCTTGTAAATCGTTCGGCATTTGTGTGTTAGTATCAGCCATTTATTCCTTATTGTAACAGCTTTGCATCTTTTTTGTCGCCAGTTTGTGATTCCCAAACTTGGTCTGCACTTGGGCTATAGAACAATTTACCATAACCCGGAAATGGAATATCGTGCTTTGCGTAAACTTTAACTAAATTAGGATCAACATAACGTCTATATTCATTTGTGGCATCCCATCCTTTTGCATCATTTGCAATAGCTGAAAATCTTGGTTGCATTAGATACATCAAAGCTTCTAAGTTTTCACGAGCCGTTTCTGGTGACATCGAGTTTTTCAGATTCTCACGAATATGTTCAACAGCAGTGTCAGTAATTGTACTGCTTCCCGTAGTAACCTTAGAAGATTCATTTGCTAACTGAGTGGCAACAGTGTCATAAACTGCGGGTGCTGCTTGACCGAGAATCTTCTTACCAAACACATTTGCAGCTTCATTCCAAACAGGAGACTGTCTATTATTCATATTTTTAAATAAACGTTCTGCTAGGTCTAAGTGTTGTCCTGCAACTCCACCATTGTAAATAGTAGCTCCCGGCCCTGAACCAGTTCCAGTAGGGCGTAGTGTATTTAGAAATTCATTTCTAATCTTATAATTACCTTCTTGATAGTTATCGTTTAGAAAGTTATCAATATAGGTTTTGCCCATAGTTCTATTCATACCCAACACACCACTAACCCCTTTATATACACGAGGGGTAAGATCAGCAGAATCAGATTTATAATGAGCAGTTTGATAAAGATCAGAAAAATTATCAGGAATTTGAACACCTTTTGCTTGTAAAGCAGCTTTTGCTTGAGGCATAGTCATGTTCATAATATTAGGATCAAAGGTAAAGTTCGTAGGAGGCTCTAAGAAACCAGCAGCCTGTTTATCTAATGCAAGTTGTGCTTTATCTTTACCTTGTTGAATATCCTCTGCTTTTTGTACCGCTGCACCACCTTTAATACTAAGTTGTCGCTCTTCATACTGTTTATTGGCCCAATCAATTTTCGGCCCTAACCAACTCATTAAACGACCTACAGAATCAGGATCAGCTTTTTGTTTCTCTGCCATTGCTGCAATGTCTTTGACACTCATTTGTCCATCTAATAAAGTTGCAGCACCAAAGAGTTTTCCATTAAGAGTGTCAATATCTTTAGATAAAATAAGACCCTTATTGACAGCATCTTGTAATGAGGGAATTTTAGGCGCAGGTTCTGTTGGCGCAGCAATAGGAGTTGCTCCTTGTGGAATTTTAGCCATTACTTGATTGGCATATGCTTCACCTGTAACCCCTAAAACATCAGCAGGGGCACCATGATACATAACTAATGCTTTATGAACATCTCCAGCATTTGATTTAATCAAATTGCTCAGATATTGTGCTGCTACAGTGGCGTTAGTTTTGGGGTCACGAATTTCAGTCTCAGTATATGGTTTTCCAGTATCAGGATTAGTAAACTGTTTTGCTGTTCCGGGAGTTACTTGATAAGGCCCAACAGCATATACACCTTCTTTATTTGGTTTACTATCTGCTACTTTAGTGTTCCCACTCGATTCTTGTTGTGCTACCGCTGCTAATATAGCAGGGTTTAAATCATGAGAAGTGGCAGCTTTGTCATTAATGTCGGCTAAAGCAGGGTCTTTAATTAATGTAGCCCCTGTTGGAGCTTCAATCGTAGCATTAGCAGGATTAGTTCCAGAATGTAATGTATGGACGTTTCCAGCATCTTGTCCATCAACAGCAGCTTGCGTTAACTCATATGATCTAATTTTTCCTGCAACTCCTACAACCTGATGTGCTCTTAGTTGTAGATCGGGGGATAACGGTAAAGGTTCACCAGTGTTAGGATTTACAAAACCTGTAAGTTTATAGTCATATGCTTTTTGTAGTATTTCAGGAGGAAGTGTAACATCTGCCAATGGATCAGCTAATGCATATAATTTTTGAAACTTTGGGACTCCATGAATTGTTTTTACTGGATTTCCGCTTGCGTCTTTTTCTTCGGCCACTGCATATGGAATCAACATGTCAGAGGTAATATTTAATTTCTTATCTGCTAACATTGCCTTAGCTTGAGCATCAGTGATCCCAAGTTGTTTAATATGCCCACCATCCTGCAAATCTTTCATGACAGGAGCCATTCTATCAACATCTTTTTGTTGTAATTCAGAGTCAGCTTGTGCGCTAATTTGCTCATTACGAATCATACGCATATTGGTTTCAGCAATAGCTGCACCACGAGCATAATTGTCACTGGCTTCACGCTGTGCCTGTTCTTTAATCTTCTGTTGCTGTGCTTGCTGTTGTGCCATAGCAGCGGCACCAGCGGCACCCGGCCCTTTACCTCTACCAGCGGCTAAACCAGTTAAACTGCCTTGTAGTGCTTCTAACGCGATTGCTAGTGCGAGATGCTTACCACTAACCGGAACTGGAGTTTTCTTCATCTCTCCTGTATTAGGGTCAACATCATACTTATATCGAGGCCCACCAGATAAAGTCTCAGCTACATCATGAACCCATCCTGCACGTTGAACAGATGGATGTTGTTCTGTTGGAGTAGAAGAGGTAACTGGACGTAATCCTTCTGGAGCTTGATTAGGCTGTTGAGGCTGTGGTGCCTGAGGTTGAGCCTGTGGTGCAGGTTGTCCTTGAGGGGCAATTCCTTGACCTTCTGCTTGAATAGCAGGGACATCTTTATTGTATTGAGTATAATCGGGATTAGGTGCATCTGTAGTAGTTTGTGGAATATTTCCACCAGTATCTACCGATGAGGGGCCATATTGCTGTGTATTAATATCCGGTGTTATATCTGCCATATTTATCCTTGTGGGGGCGTACCAAATACGCCGCCTGATCCTGTTGGTGCTATATTTATATCTGTGGGTTGGAAGTTCCCGTTATTTAACCAATCGGGAGTGCTGCTCCCTCCATTAAAACCCGCATTAATGGCGGCACCCCCTATTGCCCCACCTAATCCTGCTACAGCATTTATCCAACTGTTGTTCTGTTGAGCAATCTGATTAGCTGTGTTAGCAGCGTTTTCACCCGCTGTATTAGTTGCACTTGCCACACCAGTAGCCGGATTAAATACACTAGGTGCTCCTGCTAAACCTTGTGTTGCGGACAACCAATTTTGTCTACCTTGTGCATAATTAGCCTCGGTAATTTGAGATAACTCACCAGATGTTTGATTGGCAGCCGATTCAGCCAATGAAAGGTTTGTTCCAATATTAGTCCCGGAGATTAATCCCGGAACATTACCACCACCTTGAGCGGCAATGTTCTCACCAACTGCCTGACTAGCATGTTCATAAGCTGTACCAGTTCCTGTAATAGCTTGCGATCTTAAATTAGCATCTTCTGCTGCACTAAACCCTTGTTGATTTGGCCCTGCGGCTACAATAGGAGCATATGTATTCATTAAATCATTAAATACAGTACTGCTGTTCCCAAAAACAGTAGCAAGTTGTTGCTGTAAGGTTCCATAGAATGCGGTTTGTTGATTCTCGATATCTTTTTGTTGCTGAGTAGCCCCACATAGCTTATAAATTGGGCCAGTATATTCAAAACTTTCGGTTACCGTAGTTATATAGGAACCCCCATTCCAAATACCACTAGCTTTAGTTATAATTTTAGCCATTACAGAACCTTTCTTAGCTCATCACCTTCAACAACAGTATAACCTAATTTTCTAGTCGCAAAGCGTTTAAACAAGGGATTTGAAGTATTAAATAAAACCTCAATAAAGCCATTTTCTTTAGCCTTTTGTTCCACCTCTTTAAATCCTTGTTCTAGAGTTTTCCGATTAGCTTGCACATTATTGTTATCTAAAAACTGTGCATCTAAACGCAAACTCTTACAGGCTCTACAAAATAATACAGGTTCACCATCAAGAGAGTAGAGTTTCGTAATGGTTCCTTCTTGAGTAAAGAACTCTGGTGTAGTAGTTTTATGAAATTCATCTTTTTTTAAAGATTCATTTAACAATTCATAATCAGATGCTTGTAAGAGTCTATCAGTAATCATATTACATGCCTATACTTCCCGGAGCAATTGCGTACCAATTAGCAACCAGTGGGCTACTACCTTGAACCTCACTATAGGTAAATTTTTGACAACTTACACTATTTGCTGTAATACTAGGAGCAGTAGCGCCTTTTAAATTAGTGGCTAATGTTATTATATGACCACTAGAGTCCTGTACCCATAATAATGTAATTTCTTGCCCATCAGTTCCATTTATTACATTCATACTGCTAATAACTTGATTTACATTTATATAAAAACTATTTCCTAAAGATGCATCTATAGTTAACACTCCTGCTGGTGAGCTACTAGGTTCTACATAAATTTTAATTATTCCCCAAGGTGTAGGTATCCATTCATTCACAAAGGGACTAGGTGAATATTGATACATTAATATGTCACCGTTTGCAGGAGGCGTATTTAATACGGGATAACGTTGTATACCAGTGACTACAACATAAGGTGACCCTGTTTGACTATTTATATCTCCTACAAGCGGATAAAGACTCTGAGGGTAATTTAATCTATTCATACTAGTTCACAAATGGCAAATACAAAATAGTGGCCGTTATAGCTTGATTTCCGGGGCCAAGATTTGTAATAGATGCATAAATAACGTTCGTCTGTGGTGCATCCCCATTATCTCCTGTAAGATTCTGAAATTGCCAAGTTAACGGTGATGTGTCAAGTACAAGGTCACATATAATTCCCTGTGCTGTTCCAGCATCAGGGGGAACATCTATGGGCCTAAAAGCATCTAATGAACGTGCTTGTGCAGACCCATATAATTGAATTCTAGTGGGAGAACTTGCTGCCATACCGATGATCTGAAAGGCTTTTCCTAATAATGTTACAGCATTAAGAACCTGTCCTACTCCCAATGATGGTGTTACAATAGCCGTTTGTTTTATTTGCAAGTTTATAACGGCTGGAGGTACTGATATATTCTCAGTATTTCCTTGAGTTGTGGTTCCACCAGTTCCTCCCCCTGTCAACGGATTATTAGATGGGCCAAATAGCCGCTTCTGAGGAAACATACCACCACGATAATATTGCCTAAGAGAGTCAGGAGATACTGAAATTGGTGGTAACGGACACTTCATCATAGGATTAAGTGTCGGTTCTAAATCCACTGATGGCGCAATTTGTGGGTTAAGATTCGGCTGTATTATCTCAACATCATTCGGGTTAATTAGTTTATCTTTAATCGCCATAATCTACAATTCCGCTATAAAGCCACCAAAAATGCTTAATGTTTGTAATTCATTTTGAACACTATCAGTATCAGACCACAAAATCTGTACCTGCATATGTCTACAAACTGCTGCCAATTCCTTCATTTCATCTAAATAGAATCTCTGACCTAATATAGAAGAACTTCCTTGATCACCCGGAGAAATGTTAATTGGATCACTTTCCCATTGTTTAAATATTTCAATTGGCCCTGTATAATAAGGCAAAGCCTCATCAAGTAAAAGACCTAAATTCAATGGTGTTCCAATTCGTACAGAATCGGTAGTTATAAACATTACTAATGCTAATTGTCCCGGTTGTGCTAATACAGCAGAACCAATAGTTGCATTTGCAGGATAAGGCACACCAGCATCTGTAAATGTATCAATGTCTCTATTTAAAATTGGCCCTGTAACTAAAGGCCCAATTAGTAGCTTCTGTACTCCTAAAGAAACCTCTACACTTTTAATACATTTACAACCTGTACCAATAAATAGGCTAATATTGCCAATTTGATTAATATAGGCAAAAGGTGACCAAGTATAGCCAACCTCAGGTGACGGAGTAGGCATTAAACGATACCAACCATTAACACCATCGCATACATAAAATGCATGATCTTCACCCTCAGTGTGACATGTAACATATACCTTTGAAACATCCCATGATTCTCCCGGCAAACCGTTGTTTAATCTAAATTTATTACCAATAGGAAATCCAGCATCTACTGTACCGGCAGAAGGGTCTAAAATAATAAACTGTTTTTCTGTAGTAAACAATCCTATAATAGAACCATCAATATCCAGTGCATTATAAGTTCGCAAGCCAATCGTCGGTAAATATGGAATACTACCTTGAATTGGGCTAGATTGAGTACCAGAACCTTGAATTAGCCAAGTTGAATCTACTGTAAATATTAACGCTCCAATAGCAGTAGGAACTATACGAGTTACTGTAGAAGGAACAGTATCAATATTTAATGGAGATACTCCATTAATACCATTTCCCGCAGGAGTATCAGGCCCACTTGTCCAGTATACTGTATTATTAATACTAAAGAAAATTCTATTTAAATGAAATGCTAAATTAATTGCTCCTCTACCCGGAGGAGTATTTTGTCCTAACAATGGAGCACTAATAAGGTTATTTAAATCTTCATCCGTTGCTGTATCTGTATATCCAGCAGTTAAATAGGTGTGCAATGGAACAGTCCATGGCACAGCTATCTGTGTCGCAGGGGAACCTTCTGTTATAAATCCGGGAATCAAAAATGGCACACTTTGACCATCTGTAGTTCTAAATATAGCAACATAATCAGCTTGTGGGTCAATTGCATTTACATCTAATCCGCTTCCCGGAGGTAAAAATATTCCCGGTACTCCAATAAAGTTTCCAGTAGCAGCAGATATTTTTCCAGCATTCGATACTGTATTATCTAGCGTATTCACTAATGCAATACAATATTTCCAACCTCCATTAAAAGTACTAAGTGTGCCGGGAGGAGGAGCAACAATAGGGCCATAATTAATCCAAATAAGGTTTGGATTATCTAATGTTAATTGATATAATCCTGTGGCAAATGTCGGTGCTGTAGCTCCAGTCAAACCTGTACGATATGCGTATTCAGTATTAGCATTGGGATCAATAATACCTATTCCTGCTAATTTATAGTTAGCATTAGCAATCCATTGAAAATCGGCAATTGGCCCAAAATTACACCACAGAAATTGTGCTGCTATGCTCTCTTCGATAGAGGGATAACCGGGAGCGTATGCAAGACTCCACGCTGGCCATGCAGGTTCATTTGTACCGCTTTCTGCTGGTGCTGGAACCGGGGGGTTTCCTTGGAGCAAAAACTGAATCTCTGCTGGCCCATTATGACCATCAAACGCATAGTCCATTTCAATAGGGTAAACACCAGCAACGGGAAAATTAACTACCATACCGTCGGTAGTAGTAGTTCCTGCATTACCTAAATTGGTTCCTCCCATAATAGGATATCCACCAACGGCACTTTGGCTGTGATTATATGGGTCAGTAAGCACACCAGACACTTTAATAGCTCCACCACCAATTCCTAAAATAGCCCCATCATGATGAGCGTTTAGTGTGACTTGCCAGTTACCAGCTATAGGCACATTAATACTTCCTAAAACAGCAATGTCATAGCCGAATGTAAATGCAGGAAATGGTGTCGTCGCTCCGGTAACTTCCCCTGCTCCATTTAAAGTGTTCCATTCAATGGGGGTAAATGTAGGATAAGTTAATGGAAATTGAAATGAATTATTAGTTGCTGACGCTGATGCAGTTCCAGTACTTAGAGGATATAAACGTGAAAATTGGCCATTATTACCGACGCTTGGCCAAACATAAGCATTTACTGTACCACTGATAGTTGCAGTTCCATTATTCTGTGCTTGAAATAGACATCCGTTACCAACCACATAACTTCCAATTGGATAAACAGTATGTGGTTGCCAAATTAAAGATGCGGCTGTTTGAATCATAGTCCAAACTATAGTACCATCATTAGTGGTCAATCCTACACTAGTTGCCCATGTAGGAGGGTTAGTCCCTGATTTACCAGCAGTGGTTATTTTTTGTAAATTACCATTACTATCAATTACAACCCCAACTTGTGAAAATACTGTATTAGGTTGCCATGCTACCCCACCAGAGGCAATTTCAGGAGCTAAAGTAGCAGTAGGAGCAACAATTCCCCAATTTTCGACTCTTGGCCCTCTATTAACCCATTGAGCAGTTCCATCAATTGTTGTTCCTCCTAAGAAATTGTTACTCACATTGGGTACGATTGTACTCCAAATGGGTACAGTTGCGCCAGAAACACCTTGTACTGTTAACTGTTGAATGTTATTATTATCATCTTCAACAAACGTACTTAATACAGGTGTTGATGCTCCTGTCCAATCCTCATTAGGTGCCCATAAATAAACTTGGTGAAGCCATTTTTTATTATCTACCCCGTTACCGAAGTATAAAGAGTTTCCCACTCCCTGCATATAAGTTTGACCAGCACCAGCACTTTTTGTCCAGAGTAAATCACGAGATTCTCCTACAACAAGAGAATAGAGACTATCAGGATCATCAATCATTATATGAATGTGCTCTTTTAGTTGCTGTCCTGCAAAACCATGAAAGGCATGAAACTCATAAAAAGTATTAATAGAATCCCAAGTCTCATTATCGAATATAATATTTCCCGGACGACGTGCTAATGTTAATCGGTTAGTAATTTCTACGTTTAACCCTGCGATTAACGCATCGCCACTTGGCCCATAAAATTTTTCTACTAAGCGCGTAGTGTTCGCGTCCCGCAGGGGCGAGCGATTTGTCCAAATGCCGCTTGACCATCGGCCCGTATAAATGGGAGTGAAGCGCGTTTGTTTATTTGTCTGAGCACCCGCTAATTGCAAAAGATTCGGAATTTTATCATCCCCTATGTAACAAGATAATTTGCATTACCTTTGATTCTAGCACGATGTGCTCTAGTTCTAAGTCGGTGGCACTCTTTGCAATGCCTTCCATCCGAGCAAAGATTTTCTGGTGTATATTCATGTCCTTTTGGACAATGTGTTGGTTTAGATAATTTATTTTGTCTACGTTTTTGCGACTCACTCATCTTCTTACGGCTTTCTTCCGTAATTGATTCTCTAGCCTTACTGAGACTTTCAATTAATTTGTTTTTATAAACAGAGTCTTTAAGCCGCTCTAATGCTGCAATACGAGCTTTTTCACAACGCTCTGGAGAAAATTTTCTCCCTTTGTGTGCGTTACTAATTTTCATTCGTGTTGCTAAGGAAGCTATATATCCGGGTCTACCATCACCGCCATTAGTTAAATTATATGGTTTAGTAAAACCTTTAAACAATAAAATAGTAAATTTTTCAAATAAATTTAATTCCTCTTCTTTACAGGGTATAATCTCAACATCAAAGTTATGTAAACCATACTTTCTCATCGCATTATGGAAAGGGGTTGAACTTCCTCGGTTCATGTCGCCTTTATGCACGTTGCAACGAGATTTAAAATTAACAGTCTGTCCAACATAAACGGTGTCACTAGGACTTGTAAAAATATAAATACAAGGCTCTTTCATTAGTAACTTTCCTGAATCTGTCCGGGAACCCATTGGCCTACATCAAAAGTTGTAGTAACTGGTGACAATCCCATAGTTACCTGTTGAGGGTTTGGCCCCCACAGAAGCTCGCCCCGTTCCGAATAAACTGTGCATAAATAGTAGCTATTAGGTGGGTCTAGAATATTATTAGCATATACACTATAAGCTGGTGAGGCTACTATATTACCGTTTGCATCTAAGGGAATTTTAAAGGTAATCCCTTGGCAAACTTCTGCATTTACTACTGGACTCAACACTGCTGGACTTAAATTAGAATAAAGATACGGTGTCTGATTATCGCTCTGTGTAAGGGTCATCACCAGTGTTCCGAAAGCCACAAGGTTCTGGAGTGAGTCTTGCCAGCTTCCACCTATAAGTTGAATAAGTCCATCCATAATTAACTCGTTACTAAAAGTACCTTAGGGCCAAGTACAAGTTGTCCTGCTTCTGAAAATGCTTGTAGAATATAATATGACCCATTAGGTTTTAATTGATCATTGGGTCTAATTTGTGGGGAACCTGTTACCATCCCATTAGAATCTAATTGTATAGTTGTATGGTTATTTCCAGTAATTTGATAATCAGCGCATGGACAATTACAATCAAAAACTAGGCGTAAAGCTAAATATCCATTACTTAACACTTTCCCTGTGGCATCATAAAATGGCCCATTAATTGGAAAATCAACTAGAAAGCAAGTAAAAACACTTATAAAAATACTACAAGAAGCAGTAGCTACATTTGGAGGAGAAGCAGAATCTACTACTTGTGCAGTATAAGGGTAATTTCCGGGTCTAGAAGGAATACCACTAATAAGCCCTGTACTAGAGTTTAACGATAATCCGGGAGGCAAAATTCCATCAATAATTGAGAAAAAATATGGAGTAGTTCCACCTGATGCAATTAAATATGATGAATAAGCTTCATCAAGGGCACCTTCTCCAGATGCACAACGAAGGGATATAGGTGGTGGTAAGGTCAACCCATTTAAATCAGTTGGAACAGTTCCACCATCAACCCCTAAATAAGCATCAGGTGCTTGATAATAAGTAATATTTCCACTACCATCTCTAAGGAAACCAATTTCAGGTACATTAGGATTAGTAGGGTCATAAGTTCCACCACTAACTAATTGTGTAATTGGAGTGTTTAAATACCCATGTTGATATAAAGCAGCGTCAAAATACCATCCAATTGCAGTATTAGCGTGGGTATTAATGCTAAGTTGACCGTAGTTTGAACCTGTGTCAAATATATCGAAAGACCCATCTGGATGACGAACAAAATAATGAATTCCGGGAGCAACTTCATTAGTAAAAATTCCGGCCATATTCCCATCATCATCAAGGCTGCGCCGATTAACTGAAGTTCCGTGTCCAAAAATTTGTTCTGAACCGGGAGCATCTACCGTTGTAATTGTACCGTCTGTTGCTCGTAAAAACCCATGGGACACATCATCACCATCAAGATAGTATCCAGAAATTACCCCACTATTATTTATACAAGTGCTACCAAGTGAACCTAACCCAATATCAGGTATAGAATATGTTTCAAAGGTGCCGTCTGCATGTCGAATAAACCCATTATTCCAACTTGTT